CATGATAACCTGGTACTTCACCTTTAATCGCCTTTTGGTAAGCTTGGTTATTTGTGTATGTGCGTCCGTTGATACTTACTCGATTATTTAATCCAGTAGAAGTTTCAGAAACAACCTTGACATTGGATTTGGCCATTCAATCACCTCACTTTCTAATAGCTACATTTTATCACGGAGTGAGGGTTTTAAAGGAGGTGAATATATGGAACGATTCGTCAACGGGAAGGAATTCCAGCGGCTATTTAATGAAGCAAATCCAAGCGGACAAATCAGCTATCAAAAAGCGCTGCAGTTACTCAAAAAAATTAAACATATGCACGAGGATTGTTTGCTTCCATCTGAGAATGTCATCCCAATGACATGGGTAGAAGAAGCCCTTGGGAAAGGTGCATACATCCGGAAAAAGAAAAAGGTACTTCCCAGTCCACCAAACTAACGAAGTACCAAAGCGTCAATGGCTTAGATAAGCCATCAATAGTATACCACAAATTTGATCGTTGTGCCATGTGGCGTTATCTCCACAAATTCCCCTTTGTAAAACTTTATATGTTCTTCTCATGATAATAGCAAACGTCTAGGAGGTAGCGCCTCACGGCACAATTGATCATAAATTCAATTAGGTAAAACAAAAAGCTTGTTCGTATAAGTATAACGAACATAGAAAGTAGGGAATGAAATGAAAAAAGAAGTAGCTAAAGCATATGCATATCTTGCTATGGTTAGATCAGACATTGATCAAGAAAATGCATTGCTAATTGCAAACGAATTCGACTTTTTAACAGAATCAGTATCAGAAGGAGAAGCTTTGAAAGCTTTGCAAGATGCTTACCAGGAGGCGGATCGCTATGAATAAAACGTTTTTACGATGTGTGGCAGCCACTTCCGGCATGATGGCTCTTGCAGGATTAACGTGTGCAGCCATTACTGCTGAATCGTACTCATCTGATCTGCAGATCAAGGAGCAGCAGATAAGTGAGCTGGAAAGAGCTTTGGATGTGATGGAAGAAGCAAATATGTCTCTTAAGAGTGAAAGCGAAGTTAAGCAGGTCCTTATTGATGATCTCGAATGGCAGCTAGAAGAGCTCAATTGAACTTCACTTGGCATGTTCCAGATCACTGCTTATGGATCTGACTGTATCGGCTGCAGCGGCACTACGGCCTGCGGGACAACACCTCAGATAAATAGAACTGTCGCTGTTGATCCGGAAGTGATACCAATCGGATCGGAAGTGATGATTGATGATCAGATATATATTGCGGAAGATACCGGTGGAGCAATTAAAGGTAATAAAATAGACCTCTTTGTTGGAACGGAAGCTGAATCAATCAGCTACGGCGTGCAGCAGCATGAGGTCTTTGTTAGAAAAGGAGAATAGGAATGGATAAGAAAGAACAAAGGATTGAAATCATAATCGTTGGAGATGAAACTGGCGCAACGTCAACTATATCATGTGAAGCAGGAATTAAAATGATCATGCAGGCACTGCCAACAGTGATTGCTGAACTTTTGATTAAAACAAGCAAAGAACCTATTAGATTCACAAATAAACTTCTTAAAGAATACATTGCTCAACTGGAAGAAAATGGTTCAGAAAAGGAGAGTTATGAAAGAGCTAAGGATCATGCAAGAGCAGATGCTTGACGCATTTGCCAGAGGATGGAGGCGGCGGGCAGAGACTCTTCGCCGGCAGATCGTAGCGTATCTTAAAGATCTGAATGATGATCCAGTAGAGCCAGCAATCAGTAGAGTTGATTTTAAACATGAGGAAGAGGAGATGTAAAGAAAATGAGCGTAAAGATTAACCAGTTCGAACTAGAAAACGTAAAGCGAATAAAAGCGGTCAAAGTGGAGCTGTCAGAGAACGGTCTGACTGTTATTGGCGGTCGTAACGGCCAGGGAAAGACATCGATACTTGACAGTATTGCATGGGCATTAGGTGGAGATCGATATAAACCATCTGAACCAAAAAGAGAAGGCAGCATAACTCCGCCAAACCTGAAGGTCGTTTTGAATAATGGGCTTATCGTGGAGCGCAAAGGTAAAAACAGCACTCTGAAGGTAACAGATCCGGCAGGAAACAAATCCGGCCAGCAAGTCTTAAACAGCTTTATTGAGGAGTTGGCACTGAACTTGCCAAAATTCATGAACAGCACATCTGCTGAAAAAGCCAGGACGTTGCTGAATATCATCGGTGTCGGTGATCAGCTGTATGTATTGGAACAGCAGGAGAAGGAGACATACAATAATCGGCATGCGATCGGGCAGATCGCCGACCGCAAAAAAAAGTTTGCAGAAGAGCAACCATACTACCCGGAAGCACCAAGAGATTTGGTGTCAGCATCTGATTTGATAAAACAACAACAGGAGATCCTGGCACGTAATGGTGAGAATCAACGTAAACGTGAACAGCTTAATCAGATTACGATGAAAAAGCACCAAATATTCGATGAGATGCGGATGCTTGATGAACAGATTGAGAATCTGCAGAAGCGTAAATCTGTTCTAATGTCACAGTATGAGCAAACCGCACAAGATGAGCAGACGGCTACTAAGACAGTGCTAGAGCTCCATGACGAATCAACTGCAGAACTGGAAGAGAATATCCGGAAGATTGATGACATCAATCGCCGGGTACGAGCCAATATGGACAAGGATAAGGCGGAAGAGGATGCGCGTGAGTATGAGCGTCAGTATCAGGAGCTGACAGAGAAACTGGAAGGCATTCGCAAGCAGAAGACGGACCTCCTGAAGAATGCTGATTTGCCGCTGCCAGAGCTTTTTGTGGAAGATGGAGAAATCACATACAAGGGCCAGAAATGGGACAATATGTCCAGTTCTGAACAACTGCAGGTGGCAACGGCCATTGTGCGTAAGTTGAATCCCAACTGTGGATTCGTTCTGTTGGACAAACTGGAACAAATGGATTGCGAAACGCTGGCGGAATTTGGCCACTGGCTCGAAGCAGAAGGGCTACAGGCCATCGGAACACGGGTATCCACCGGAGATGAGTGCAGCATCATCATCGAAGACGGATATGTCAAAGGCGAGGAACACTTCCTTTCTGGAGAAGCACCTGTCACTCAGGATGTCGCTCAACCTGTCATGCAGAGCGCAACGCCAACATGGAAGGCAGGTAGTTTCTAATGGGAAAGTATGAAATCTCTGGAGGAAAGATACCGCATGCTAGAAAAGTTCTTGTTTATGGTCCTGAAGGAGTTGGCAAGTCTACCTTCGCATCAAGGTTTCCGCAGCCATTGTTTATCGATACGGAAGGATCAACACGCAATTTGGATGTAATGCGAATGCCTGCTCCGACAAGTTGGCCAATGCTTTTAGATGAAGTTGCAACTGTTTCTCAAGAACGGCCATGTCAGACATTGGTCATTGATACTGCAGATTGGGCAGAGAGAATGTGTGCAAGAGATTTGTGCATGACAAAAGGTTGGAATGGAATTGAAGATGCTGGATGGGGAAAAGGATATACCTATTTAGCAGAACGATTTGGGATTCTTCTTAATTTACTAGAAGATGTTATACGCGTAGGAATCAACGTTGTTGTTACCGCACATGCAAAGATAAACAAATTTGAACAACCAGATGAGATGGGGACATATGATCGCTGGGAGCTGAAGCTTGAAAAGAAAACAGCACCGATGCTAAAAGAATGGGCAGATATGATCCTGTTTGCAAATTACAAGACAATCGTTGTTAAAGATTCCAATGGGAAAACAAAAGGACAGGGAGGCCATCAACGTGTGATGTATACGACTCATACTGCTGCATGGGATGCTAAGAACAGAGATGATCTTCCAGATATGCTAAGCTTTGATTTTAATCAAATAGCTCATTTGTTTATCAATACTGCGATATTGCAGCAACCTACATCATCATTAAAACCAGATGATAAACCAATTGATCTTACGGATAACTTGAATAACCCTGAAATCGTAGAGATGCCACCGTTAGAAAAAAATAGTGAAAAGGCATCAATCAATTTCAATGATCCAATTTATCAAGGTTTACCACAGGCTCTTATAGATTTAATGAAAGTTAACATGGTCCCTGAAGAATATATTCGTAAGGCAGTTGCTTCTAAAGGATACTTCCCGGAAGACATGCCAATTAATCAATATCCAAAAGATTTTATCGATGGTGTATTGATCGGAGCTTGGGATCAAGTCGTGAAAAGCATCAATGATCTGATGCTTCCATTTTAAAGGAGGAGAACACAATGGATTATCAAAATAATTATGGCTATGGATACGGCCAACCAAATCAGCAGCCTCAGACAAGCAATGGAGGAGGTACCGCATTAGGATGGGACGATGAAGTCGCGGAAAAAACATTTATTTTGCTTCCAGAAGGAGAATATCCTTTCATGGTCGAAGGGTTTGACCGTGAACAATCTAACGGTTCGGACAAGATGCCTCCATGCAATGTAGCAAATGTACATATAGTGATCAATTATAATGGGGAGGATGTAAAAATTGATAAGAAACTTTTTTTACTGTCAACCAATGGTCAATTATTTGCGTTTTTTAAGTCAATTGGGGCACCTGTTCTACCAGATGGGCGTATCAAGATGGATTGGACGAAGGTTATTGGAGCTACTGGAAGATTATTGATCTCCCATCGTAAATACAATGGCAATGATTACAATAATATCAAACAGTTTATTGATCCGGCAAAGAACAATGCAGCACCTCAATCTAATCCACAACAGGGAGGATATACTCCCGGAAAGTGGTGATGATGTATGGAGCTGCGTCCATATCAGCAGCAGGCGAAAGATGCAATTTTTGAACAATGGGATCAGGGCGTGATGCACACGCTTCTGGTCCTGCCTACTGGCTGTGGTAAGACAATCGTATTTGCCAAAGTGGCCGAAGATTGTGTAAGACATGGAGACCGCGTGTTGATCATGGCTCATCGCGGCGAACTGCTGCAGCAGGCGTCCGACAAAATTGCAAAGACTACTGGACTTGGTTGTGCAGTGGAAAAGGCAGAGGAGACATGCCTAGGCAGTTGGTTCCGTATCGTGGTTGGATCCGTACAGAGCCTGCAGAACGCAAAACGACTGAATAGATTCAGCCGGGATTATTTTGATACGATCATCATCGACGAGGCGCACCATTGCCTCTCTGACAGCTACCAGAGAGTCCTGGAACATTTCTCCGGGGCAAAAGTACTGGGTGTCACAGCGACCCCGGATCGTGGCGACATGCGCAATCTGGGAAACTACTTCGACACGCTGGCGTATGAATATACGCTGCCCAAGGCCATCAAGGAGGGATACCTGAGCCCAATCAAGGCGATGACCATCCCTCTGCAAATTGACTTTTCACATGTGGCCGTACAGGCCGGTGATTTCAAAGTAAGTGATATTGATACCGCTCTTGATCCTTATCTGCATCAGATTGCGCAAGAAATGAAAAAATACTGCATGGATAGAAAAACGGTTGTTTTTCTTCCTTTGGTTAAAACAAGTCAAAAATTTAGGGATATTCTCAATTCGGAAGGATTCCGCGCCGCCGAGTGTAACGGATCCACGCAAGCCCGTACAGAAATCTTGGATGACTTTGACCAGGGAAAATACAATGTCCTTTGCAACTCCATGCTTTTGACGGAAGGATGGGATTGTCCGTCCGTGGACTGTGTGATCGTGCTGCGCCCGACGAAAGTGAGAAGTTTGTATTGTCAAATGGTAGGAAGAGGTACAAGGTTGGCACCTGGAAAAACGGAGCTGCTTCTGCTGGATTTCCTGTGGCATACGGAACGGCATGAACTGTGTCATCCAGCCGCTCTCATCTGCGATAACGAAGAAGTGGCAAAGAAGATGACAGAGAACCTTGAGAAAAATGTCGGGTGCCCGGTGGATATCGAAGAGGCTGAAGAGACTGCCAAACAGGATGTTGTTGCTGCACGTGAGGAATCATTAGCGAAGGAGCTTGAGGCAATGAAGCAACGTAAGCGTAAGCTGGTGGACCCTCTACAGTTCGAGATGAGTATTCAGGCAGAGGATCTAACAAGCTATACGCCGGCATTTGGCTGGGAAATGGCGCCGGCCAGCGATAAGCAGGTCAAGGCGCTGGAAAAGTACGGCATCTTCCCAGATCAAATCGACAACGCAGGCAAGGCAACGCTGCTGTTGGATAGATTAAACAAACGCAGGGCCGAAGGACTGACAACACCGAAGCAGATCCGCTTTCTTGAGAAGAAGGGATTCCAGCATGTGGGGACATGGTCTTTTGACGCGGCTAGGAATATGATTGATCGCATCGCAGCCAATGGTTGGCGTATTCCTTCTGGAATTCGGCCAGCAGAATATGTTCCTGAAGGAGTGGCTAAATGAGTGATCTCACAGAGCTGTTGCAATATATCGACCCATCATCACTGAGTTATCAGGAGTGGGTCAATGTTGGCATGGCGCTGAAGCATGAAGGATATTCCGTCTATGACTGGGATAACTGGAGCGCCAGAGACGGTGCTAGATATCATGCTGGAGAATGCGTCAAGAAGTGGGAGTCTTTCAGGGAGGACACTTCCGTACTGGTCACGGGCGGAACAATCTACCAGATGGCTGTGGAGCGAGGATATGCACCATCTGTAAAACAGACAGCAGTCGCCTTAGGATGGGATGATGAGATATCCGATGATTACATCGTCATAGACTCTGATCGTGTGGAAGCATTGCCAATCATGCAGCCTGACGATAACTGGAAGCCTGTCAATGAGCTGATCAGATATCTTGATACTTTGTATAACGATGAGGACATCGTTGGCTATGTAACAAAAAGCTGGGTAAACGATGCCGGGAAGCACGTACCAACGCAGGGTGCATACAAGAAGACCGCCGGTCAGCTGATTAGCGAGCTGCGTAATTGTAAGGGAGATATTGGCGCCGTAATGGGCGATTATGATTCAGAGGTAGGAGCGTGGATCCGATTCAACCCGCTGGATGGCAAGGGTTGCAAGAACAGCAACGTGGTGGAATATCGCTTTGCGCTGGTAGAATGCGACAACATGGATCTGGCGAAACAGAACGCGCTGATCCGTGAGCTGGAGCTCCCTGTGGCCTGCCTGGTGTACAGTGGAGCAAAGAGCGTTCATGCCATTGTTAAGGTGGATGCAGCGGACTACAAGGAGTATCGAAAACGTGTAGATTACCTTTACAAAATCTGCAAGAAGAACGGCCTAAGCATCGATGAGCAAAACAAGAACCCGAGCCGCCTCAGCCGTATGCCTGGCATAATTCGAGGGAATAACAAGCAGTTTCTAATCGATACGAACATTGGCAAGGAAAGCTGGAACGAATGGCAGGAGTGGATCGAATCAGTCAACGATGATCTTCCGGAACCGGAAGCGTTGGATAGCGTTTGGGACAATATGCCAGAACTTTCTCCACCACTTATTGATCATGTGTTGCGCCAGGGACATAAGATGCTTATTGCAGGGCCGTCAAAGGCAGGTAAGAGCTTCCTGCAGATAGAGATGTGTATCGCAATTGCAGAAGGCAGAAAGTGGTTGTCGTGGCAGTGCGCTCAGGGACGAGTGATGTATGTTAACTTGGAACTTGATCGTCCTTCCTGCCTGCATCGATTCAAGGATGTGTATACGGCTATGGGAATTCCTGTGAAGAATTTGCAGAATATCGATATCTGGAACCTGAGAGGAAATTCTATACCAATGGATAAGCTGGCACCGAAATTGATTAGGCGGGCAGCCAAGAAAGATTATATTGCAATCGTGATCGACCCGATTTACAAGGTCATCACAGGAGATGAGAACAGCGCTGATCAGATGGCTAACTTTTGTAATCAGTTCGACAAAGTGTGCAATGAATTAGGTTGTGCGGTCATTTACTGCCACCATCATAGTAAAGGCAGTCAGGGTAGCAAGAAGTCGATGGACCGTGCCAGCGGGTCAGGTGTGTTTGCACGCGACCCCGATGCGCTTCTTGATCTGATCGAACTTGAGCAGCCAGATACCCTACAGAAACAGGAGACAAGCAAAAAGGTATGCCACAGATGCTTAGAGTGGCTGGAGCACTACGGTTATGCTGACGAGGCATCAGACGATGACCGTTGCAGTGAAAAGGAGATGCTTGCCATTTGTCGCAGAACGCTCAGAAAAGACTGCTACGAGGTAATCATCCGCGAGGTAAATGAGATACGGGAGCATGCCAAGGAACGCACAGCATGGCGCTTAGAGGGCACTCTGAGAGAGTTTCCAAAGTTTTCCCCGGTCAATATGTGGTTTGAGTATCCAATTCATACGGTCGACAATGTAGGTGTGTTGAAGGACGTACAGCCGGAAGAAGAGAAGCCGGCATGGCAGCGAGCAATGGAAAAACGGAAGGATCCAATGCAGAAAAAAAAGGAAAGGCGATCAGCATTAGAATCTGCTTTTGATGCCTGTAACATTGATGGAAAAGTTACGATATCAGACATTTCAAATTACATGGGGGTTACAGAAAAAACAGTACGCTCAAGGCTAAAAGAACATAACAAATTTGTTGTGGAAAACGGTGTTGTAACGAAAAAAGAAGAGGGAAAATAACGTAAAATTTCCCTTTCTTCCCTCACTCCAGGGAAGGGAAAAAAACGTAAATTTTCCCTATTTTCCCTAAAAATCAGGGAAGGAAAAAAACATGTTATTTTCCTTCCAGAAAAAAGGAGGGAAAAAAGTACTTCCCTAAAGGGAAGTAATAGTAAAAATTTCCCTGACGGTCACTGGGGAAAGTAGTCGTGCGTAAGCTCCCGCACGACGACTCCTTCCCCTGTCAGTGACTAAGGGCGAAAATGACATAGAGGTGAAAAGTTGAAATTTGATTTTTTTATGCCAATGATTCCGCCAACTGTTACTGCTCAGGAACATAAAGTCAAAATGGTCAAGAGTAAACCAGTATTTTATGATCCGCCGGAATTGAAAGCGGCCAAGCAGAAGTTGATTGCAAATCTTGCTGGATATATTCCAGACAGTCCTATCGAAACCGGCTGCCGGCTGATCGTGAAATGGCTGTTCCCAATCACAGGTAATCATTACGATGGCGAGTACAAATATACTAAACCGGATACTGATAACCTTCAGAAGATGCTTAAGGATTGTATGACTGAATGTGGATTTTGGAGAGATGATGCATTGGTGGCAAGTGAAATAATTGAAAAATTTTGGGCAGAACATCCTGGGATATGGATCTGTATTGAGGAGTTATGAAGATGAGAAAAGAAAATAAACAAACGGATATCGCTGATAATCAAATTTGTATTGATGATTATCTTTACTCCGGAAGAAAAGGACATATCGATTTAGAGAATTCAGAGAGTGATTCAGAATCTGACAAAAAAGATTGATCATGAATTAGAATCAGGTGCCTTCTCTTCATGGCAACAACAGAAAGGAAGTGTAGTGGCCCCTCTTTACATCATCAAGCCATGCTTCGTGGCCGAAAGTGAGGTGAGTGTATCGAGTTGACGACACGCTCGATCCACGAAGAGAAGGTACTGATGCAAAACGAAGAAAGGAGATCAGGGATGAGAACAATAATGAAAAAATGGAACTACGAAACACATCAGTATGAAGAGTATAAGGTTCCTTCAGATTGGAATGTCAGCATGTATGAAACAGACATGGACAAAGTGGTAAATTGCGCTGAATGCGGAAAGCAGATCAAATACGGTGAAAGCTATACTTCGGTAAAGATTCACGATGAAGTAGGCTTTGGATACGCTGTTTGCTATGACTGCCATTGCAAAGGCTTGAAGGAGAAACTAGAGCATGAAGGAGAAATATGAAGCTGCTTTAGGGGAAATCTCCGACGCCATCGAAGATTACTGTGCGAATGGAAATCAAAAGTATTACAAACGTTTGGATCAAGCTCAGGACACAATCATGCAGTTGATCGAAGAACATGAGGCGCTTAAGTTGAAGCATAAAAAATTGTTGTCCTTGTGGGGCAAAGATGTAACCGCTTGGCGCGATGAAGCATCTCAGCTGCTTCAAAATGCAGGTTATAAGGAAGCTTCAAAATATTTGGATGCTTATTGGGAGTTGTGAGGTGAAATAGTGATTAACGATAAAGATATTTGTGCTGGATCCATTTTTGAAGGTTTAGTTGATCATAAAAAGATTGTTGTTGAAAAAGTAATCGACAATCATGATGGCATTAAATACGTTATGTTTCGAGACGAAAAAGGTA